ATAATACAGCAGGCCATGAAAGATATGCTTGGTATCACCCTGTAGGAAATTTTGTAGAACATCAAGCAGACGGAACCAAAGTAGAAAAAATAAAAGGTTCTGATTATGAAATAGTAGCTAAAGACAAGAATGTTTTTATTAGAGGATCTTGTAATGTAACTATATTAGGTGATGCTAAGATGTTAGTAACAGGAGATAAGTATGAGGAAGTAGAGGGAGATTACTTCTTAACAATATTAGGAGATAGGGTTACAGCTATCAATGGCAATGATATTAAAAAGGTTATGACAGATCAAAATTATTCTATAAAAGGAAATAGAACTGTTCGTGTAGCATTAGATGATAATGCTGAGATTGTAGGAAAACAAACACAGTCTGTTGGTAAAACAAAATCTGAGACAGTAGTAGAAAATGTAACAGAAACATTTAACGCATCACAAAATACATTTATAACAAAAAATAGAATGGAAAGAGTGGGTGGAGCATCTGCTAAATTAGCAGGACAAACAATGACACTGGCAGCAGGAGATACCATGGGTATAAGGACAGCTACTAATATGGTTTTAGAAGCACAAACAGACATGGATATAGATGCCAACAATATGACAATAGATGCACCTACAATGTCTATAGATGGACCGGCTGGAAATATTACATCTAATGATGTAACATTACATACACATACACATGGACAAACAGGTGGTACTAACCCAGATTCAGATAAAGATGTAGATACAAAAGCGCCTACATCAGGAACATAATAGGAGAACAAAATGAGTTGCGGACCGGCAAAAGCATTACTAGAATTGGCAGATCAAGTAGACGCTTTAAATAATCAAATAGATGCTGCCATTATGGATATACCTGGTATGGGAGACCTTGCAGGTTTAAAAGATAAAGTAGAAGGCACAGCACAAGGTTTAATGGATAAATTAAACGAGGCCATGCCAACAATTAAAATACCTACAGGAGATTTTAAAGACTTGCCATTACAAGATCAATTCAAACAAATTGCAGGATTGATGGCATTAGGATATTTACAAAAAGATAATATAGAAAATCAATTGGATGTCATGAAAAATAAGTATAAAGATTTTGATATTGACATTGAAACTTTAGCAACTGATTTAAGAAAGGGTGCAATAGACTTGGATAATTTGTGTAAAATGATTCCTAATGTACAGACAGACGGTATAAATTTAGAAGTTAAGGGTGTGCCTACATCATTTCCTGACATAGACCCTGTTACAGTAATAAGACAAGGTAAACTGCCACCCTTGCCAAAAGCAAATAAGGTATTTATTGATCCTCAAATAACAAAAAAAGCACAGACCGACGAATTTTTAAATATTGAACTCCCTAGTTTTGACTTTTAAGTATAAATACTATTATGGCAAACCTTAGACAGAAAAGAGCTAGAATATATAAAGACTTTGATTTAAGTTTTACTAAAAATTCTATCACAGGCGACATCAATAAAAAGTTAGATGTGAATGCTGTAAAACAGTCAATGAAAAATTTAATATTGTCTGGAACATTTGAAAGGCCTTTTCAACCAGACTTAGGTACTGACCTAGGCAATCTATTATTTGAAAATTTTACAATGTTTACTGCAGATAGAATTAAGAATACAATAGAAAATGTATTAGAAAATTTTGAGAAAAGAGCAGTAGTAGAGGAAGTAGAATGTAATCCTCAATATGACAATAATACATATGATGTAACGATTAGGTTTAATGTCGTAGGTATAAATCAGCCAGAAGAATTACAAGTCAAACTAGAGAGATTACGATAATGGCACAATTAAACACAACAGAACTAGACTTCCAGGATATTAAGGACAATTTAAAAAATTATCTTAAGTCTCAAACAGAGTTCTCAGACTACAACTTCGAAGGATCTGGACTAGGAGTATTAATAGATTTACTAGCTTATAATACACATTATAATGGCATGTTAGCACACATGCTTGCTAACGAAAATTTTATAGACACAGCAATTAAAAGAGAGTCTGTGGTATCTATTGCAAAAGCATTAGGATATACACCAAGATCTTTCCTAGGAGCAAGTGCAACTGTAGATGTTACAGTTTCTCCTCCTACATCATTTTCAGATACAACTATTGTATTATCAAGAAACACAGCATTCTCATCTGCTATTAATGGATCAACATATAACTTTTATCCTTTAGAAGATGTTACAGCATCAGCAGAAGTTAATGGTGGTGTAACTCAATTTGTATTTAAAGATCTTGTTATAAGAGAAGGTATAAGAACAAGTAACCAATTTACAGTAACATCTGCAAGTCCAGCAGGACCTTATATTATTCCTAATGAAAACTGTGATGCAACAACAATAAGAGTTAGAGTACAAGAATCATTATCAGACACATCATTAACAACATGGAATAAAGTAACAACTCTATTAGATGTTAAAAATGATTCCAAAGTGTTTTGGGTAGAAGAAGGAATAGACGGCCTAACACAAGTAAGATTTGGAGATGGTGTATTAGGTGCCAAATTAACAGTAGACAATATAGTAATAATAGATTACTTAGCAAGTAATGGCAAAACTCCTAATGGAGCAAAAACATTTAATACGGGTAGCGTAATTACTAGCAGCGGAGAAACAATAGCAGTAACAACTTCAAGTCCAGCATCAGGTGGCAACATACAAGAAACAGTAGATGAGATTAGATTTAATGCACCTCGTTACAATGCTACAAGAGATAGAGCAGTTACAGAATCGGATTACAAATCATTAATATTACAAAGTAATTCTAATATACAATCTGTTTCTGTGTGGGGAGGAGAGAAAAACGATCCTCCTATGTATGGTAAAGTGTTTATATCGCTAAACCCGGTAGCAGGACAAATTATAACAGATCAAGATAAAGATAATATTAAAAATAGTATTATTGATCCTAAAACACCTGTAGCAATTATTCCAGAATTTGTAGATCCAGAATACACATATATTCAATTAGAAATAGATACAACATATGATCCTAAGATCACAACACTAACAAAAGGTGAAGTTGAAACAGCAGTTAAATTACAAGTAGAAAACTATTTTAATAATCAATTAAATAAATTAAACAAAAGTTTTTATTACAGTAGATTACATAATTTAATAAATGGTATATCTGATTCTGTTATTTCTACAAACATACGATTAGGACTACAAAAAAGAGTAACACCTAAATTTAATGTAGAGCATAATTACACGGTTAAGTTTAATCAAAAATTACAACCAAGAGAAATTGAAAGTACATATTTTAATATAAAAATTTCAGATGTTGTACACAAAGCAACACTTGCAGACATACCAGCAACAGGAGTAGTTGCTCCTTTGTATAGTGGTAAAGGAACAGTAAATGCAATAGGTACAGACGGCACAATTTTAGGAGCTGTAGGAACTGTAGATTACGATTCAGGAACAGTAGAACTTCCTGGTATGCATCTTACAAGTTTATATGGAACAGAAGCAAGTTTAAGAATTAATGTTACACCACATGATAGTGTTAAGGATATTACAACACAGGCCTTAATTAGAACTTCCGATACAAGCACAGCAGCAGTCGTTGCTAAACCTTCAAGGAATACAGTTTTAATATTGGATGATAGTGTTTTAAATTCTACAATTAATACAATTTCAGGTTTAAGAATAACAGCGAGTAAAGAAGTAGAAGAAGTCTAATGGCAGATTATATACCTTCATTTTATAGATATGTAAAATCTATAACAGTTACAGCCGGCGGTTCGGGGTACTTTAATGTCCCGACGGTTGTTATCTCTGGTGGAGGTGGAACAGGTGCTACAGCAACAGCAGTAGTTTCAGGCGGTGTAATAACAAGTTATACAATTACAAATAAAGGTACTGGTTATACATCTACACCTACAGTTACAATAACACCTCATGCTAGTGATACAACAGCAACAGGTGCAACAGCATCAGCAACTTTAGACTCTGCACAAAACAATGCAGAATTAGAAACAAGAAATAAAAGCTATCAAATAAAAGAACAAGTACCTCAATATATCAGATCAGAGTATCCTACTTTTGTAACATTTCTAGAAAAGTATTATGCTTTTATGGATGCCAATTACAAAGATCCGACAAACTACACATCTGATATAGACTATACACAAACACAATTTTTAGATAAATGGCGAGGAGCGCTAGTATCTGATTTTCCAAAACTATTACAAGTAGATAAAAGTTTTTTCTATAAGAGAGCAAAAGACTTTTACGAATCAAAAGGTAGTAGAAGATCTATAGAAGCATGGTTTAGAATAGTATTTAATGAAAATGTAGATATTAATTATCCATATCAATATGTACTAAAACCTTCAGACGGTATCTATAATGTAGAAACAGCTGTTAAGATTCAAGAAGCAGAACATGGAGGTGGAAGTTTAGAACCACTTTCATTAGAAGGTAAAAAGATTGATATACGATACAAGGAAACAACAGGAACAGTTACAGTTACAAAAACAACCAACGCTAGTGTAAGAAGAGTAGAAAAGAACACATACCAAACAAATGGATTAACCTTACAAAGATTTGAGTTAATCTTAGCATTCGATGATGCTGGCGTAACAACTATTGAAGGTCCAGGAGCAGGAGCAACATTTACAGCAGCAGTAAGTGGTGGAGCAATTACAGGAGTCACAGTAAATACTCCAGGGTCTGGATACAACGCAGCACCCACATTACAAGTATTTCCTACAGGCGGGGATAACATAACTACACCTGCAGTTATTTCGGCTCGTGTAAAAGACGGACAAGTAACAAGCGTTGTAGTAGATACAGCGGGGGCAGGATATTCAAATGTTCCTACTATTGAAATAGATTCAGATCCAGAAAGGTCTTATGTTGTTGACGACGGGGCCGCAAATAATTTAACAGATATATACGGGTATGTTGTTAGAGTATTAACAGGTGTATCATTTAAAACATACTCTGGCTCGGCAGCTAACGCAGGATTTAAAGTAGGACAAATATACGCTATTAATGAAACGGGTGATGATGGTAAAGCATACGCAGTTACAGGATATTTTGCTGAAGACTATACATTTATAGGTGGTTCAAATGATGCCTATATTAGAGTTGCGGGCGTAACAACAGCAGGCCTTCCATCAGCATTTACAGTTATTAATCCTGGTTCTACATTCTTAAAAGACACAGCAGATATAAATTTAACTTCTCCTTCTGGAGAAACAGTTACAGTTACATTAACAACAGGTTATCTATTCGAGTATGAAGGTAAATGGAAAAACGATCAAGGTAAATTATCTGATGTTAATGTTTTAGCAGACAACAAACGATATCAACCATATTCTTATGTAATTAAATCTGGCATAGCACAATCATCCTGGGACAGAAGTTTACGAGATACAGTACACCCTGCAGGTATGGAAGTGTTTGGAGATTTAATTATAAGAAGTGTAGTAGACTTTAATGTACTATACGAAGTTGAGTCTACAGGATATACATTCTATGTATTTGATGCAGATGATATAGTATCAACAGTAGAAACAGTAGTGTTTAATTACACACTAGGCAAAGCAGATACTGGAACAACATCAGAAAATCATGGAATACATTTTGTTCCAGCAGGCAAAACAGACTCAGCACTTGCAACAGATCAAGGATCAAGTCCTTATTGTGTAAGTGGTTATTGGAACGATGACGCTGATGGAGTATCAGCAGATAACTATAATATAGGTGATGAACAATACTCATGGAGTATGACTAAACCTTTCACAGAAATATTAACTGTAAACGATTCAATAACGGAGAGTGATATAGATATATCATTCTTTAGATCATTTACAGAAACAAGAAATGCTACAGAATCATTTGTAAATCACTTTACCAAAGTATTTAATGATGGTTTTGTAAATAATTATTGGACACCGGCCAATGGAACAGGCGCATATACAAATGACTTAGCAGATAATGGAGACTATCAATATTATGTTGCTACAAGTCTCGGAGCTGTTACAGTAACAGAATCTATTAATGTATTAAGAATATTTGGCCAACAACCTACAGATACAGTTGATGTAACTGAGGTTGCACAAATATCAGCTACATTTAACAGAATATTTAGTGATACGCCTACCG